CGTGAGATCGGCTGTTTGGATTATGCGGGCCATCAGTGTTCAGAAAAATTAATGCCGATGAAACGCTCGATTATTTGCCGACCAACTTGCGCGGCGCTTGCTTTTCCAAAGAGCATCCCACGACTCCAGCCGTAGTCGATGTAGAAGATGCTGGCCTCAGCGAGTCGGCCCCACGCGAGTCCCGCATTAATTCCCCATTCTCTTTCTTCTGGAATAAGGTCATCAAGAATGCCAGGCTGGGTATAGAGAAGATGAGAAGCAATCGGAGCTTCACCAAGAGTGAGTGAATGTCGAACCGCGCGACGAGCGTATAAAATGTTTCGTTCAACTTCACCCGCGTAGGGTGACTCAAGAATTACGAGTTTCATTTCAGTCTTCCCTTTTCAAAGTCTCATTATGTTTCTTGCGATGGGCCGTCTTCCAGTTCTCTTCATCGGTATAGATTGAACCTTGGAAAGCGAGTCCCTTCTCCATCTCCGGCTGCAAGGCGTGATGCAATAGCATCGTGTCCTCGCTCACCCACGGTACAGTTATTCCATAGACTTTCCAAAGATAGTTCATATCATATAAGAAGTTCTGGCCCACAATTGTTTTCCGAAGTGCGCAGATACGCTTTACCCAGTTCCACGCTTTGCATTCGTCCTCAATTGTGGGCCAGTAGCTCTTCGACGCCTTCGCGTTGTCGAAGAACGGAACCACCAGAGTTCTGTCAATGGTCGGGGCGAACCCTATGCAGGTGATTTGATCTCCTGCCGTTTCAATATCAATAGACAGCTCTGGTGATGGGAGAATATATTGTTGCTCGAAGAGGTGCAGATCGTCCAGAGTTGGCTCGATCCAGACCTCTCTTCGAGGGCGGCGAATTTCTGGATACTCGGCTTCGCGCGCTGCTTTTGCAAGGTCGGCCAAAAGAATTGGACGGAGTTTCCATTCGCGAAGGACAGCTGCTGGGTGGTAGGTGGGAAAGATTTTGAACTGTTTGTCTCGGATGTTTGCAAGAACAGGAGCACCGCGGATAAACTTAATACCAGTAGTGCGAAGTAAAGCCCACGATGGAGTCGCTCCAAGGGCGATGATAAGTGTGGGCTCCTCGCGGAGAATTTCCGTATAGAGTCGATCCAATTCTGAGGCGTATTGCGCAAGAACATATCCTCCCTTGGAAAGGGAAGGAAACCCTGGGATACCTTCGGGTTTCTTTCCGCAGAGGTGTTTGATGTCGTTGGTTGGTTTGGGGCGGAAGTTGAAGACGTTCGTGACGTAGCACTGAGAGAAGTCAATGCCGACTTGAGCACACAGTGCTTTGAGTAATCCTCCAGAGGGGCCGACAAAAGGTCGGCCAAGCTCTTCCTCTTTTTCCCCATAAGCCTCACCAACGAGTATAATCTTTGTCATGACCTGATGATCTTATTCCCTTGCGCATCCACTTGCGGGAAGTACGGTATACACATGGCACCAACTGGATCGGCGCCGATGAATAGTTTGAACTCTCGAATAACATCCTCTTGAGTCTTCGCTGCCACTGTTTTGTTGTGGCCCCAAGCGATCCAGATGGTAGCGTATGTGGGAGTTTCCATTCCAAAATCCTCAAACATGTCAGGTGGTGTGTGGTTTGGTACGTTTGTCTGCTGAATTTTTGTTTGTGGTTCATCTCCTTTTGCAAGTCTTGCATAACCTATGATGTCGTCCCAATGGTCGGCGTGGTCAGCATGACCGGAAAGAATACGACTGATTTTAAGAGCGATCATATCGAGGGCTTCTTTTTGACGGTAGTTTAAGTTCTGCCAATTCTCACCAGTGCAAATAACGGATTTCAAATCCTGGGAGATTTGAGCGTTTTGATTGAAGTCGCCGTGAGTTGTGTGACGCTCAGTTATTATGTCAGGTTTATCGCCGGTGACTTGTGGCGCGTAGTCGGAGTCAATTTTGATTTCGTCCTCTTCAAAGTTCATCTTCGTAGAACCTTTCCCTTGCTTGTTCAAAGAAGTCGAGATCGCGTTCGATGCCAAGACAGGCTGCTGCCCCCATCGAATCCGCCACCCTGATAGAGTTAGCTGATCCGGCTGTTGGATCGAGAACAGTACTATATTCATCCACAAACATCCTGAAGAAATGTTTCAGCATTCCAAACGGCTTTTCGCTCATATGGATATGTTTGATGGAGGGATGAGCCATGAGGTTCGAGACTGGTGCAACAATGAATCTGTCGCCGCGACTTCCAAAGAACGCAGTTTCGTAGACACGGCGCGGGCCTCGCTTGGCGTCGGGGATAATACCAGTATTATCAGACTTAAACCAAACCAAAGGAAAAGGATTAATGCGCCAGCCCATTTCCACCAATCTGTTTCGAGTGTACTCATAATAATCCAGGCTGAACCAAAACATAAGATGAGCAGATTCAGCAACAACATTCTCCATAGAGTTATGTAACCCGCTAATAAGAGCCTCGTATGTCTCGAAAGAGTCCTCGTAACCACCATGGTCACTTGCTGATCCTTGATCGTGCTCATCGGCGTTCACTCCATAAGGGAAGTCGCAATGGATGAAGTTAAATTTGGGTCCAGCATAGGACTTACTCCATTCGAGGAAATCAGCATTGAGCAGGGGAGGCTCTTTAGCCTTTGGCTGGTCGGTTAATTCCGCGATTGTGCTGTCGCGTTTGCGAGCGGCTATGCGATCAACGATGTTCTTGGCTGTGGATAATTTAGGCGCGAGAGCTACACGAGTGTTGCCTTTGGAAATTTCAGTAGCAATGGAGACTTTATATGAAACGTCTTGCTGAGAAGAGTTTAGAGCTTTGGCGGTATCGACTTGGGTCCACTCGGGATTTGCTTTGACTTTGAGTTCATGATATTTCTTAATCGCTTCGCATTCGTCTTGCCAAGTAAGATTTTTGCGGCGAATATTCTCCTCGAGTTCGATTTGCCAAACAACTTCTTGTGGAAGGTCTTCGATGAACTGGACGGAGATGTTTGTCCAACCGAGGGATTGCGCGGCCATGAAGCGGCGCTCGCCGGCTATGAGTTTCCCTGAACGGCCGATGACTATGGGATTGATGAGGCCGACCTCGGCCATGGATTGAGCTTGAGACTCGATGTCTTCGAGGCTTCGCCTTTGGCGAGACTCTCGATCAACGAAGATCTGGTCGAGAGGGAAGGATTTGAATTGGCCACTGGTCATGCAATAAAAATGGAGGGAGGGCTTTCACCCTCCACTCCACTCCCCTTTATTCTACTGGTGCAGTCTTATTCACACGCGCATACATAATCTCTTTGTTGTTCTTGTCAGGCTCCCATTTTATGGTGACGAGAAACTGCCGGTTGACAGTTTCATTGAAGGCTTGTGAGAAATCCTTTCCGTCACTCAAGTCGATTTTAAGAGTGTCTTCGAGGAACCTTCTTAAATTGAAGAGGGTCCGCTGAAAAGCATTGTCATCGTCCTTGTTAAACATGAACGAGTGCTGTGCCATAGCGGATGCCAGCGAACCGTATTCACGTAACGAGTCTGCATCCACGTCGTCCATGGCGCGGAGCAGCTTGATGTTGAAGTCAACTATATTCCCGTTGAAATTCGCTGTGTTGATGTCACGCGAAACAGGAATTTTAGAGATCGCGCCGAGGTAAGTTCCGTGTGGAACGAGCGGCGGACGTTCTACAGTTTCTACTTTTGTTTTGAGTACCTGGTTAAAGTCCATAACTGATTACCCTTTAAGTTGAGTGAAGAGAGTAGCAAGCCCCGACTCTAGTGGTAGTGATGAATCGACTCGAAATGGGGCGGGATTTTTCAAGTCGATCATAGACGTAGGGACTGTGCCAATGGTCCGTTTAACCTTTTCCCCTACGCCGGAAGTTTGAGCGAGGACCATTGTGTTGAAGTAAGTTGGGACGATAGGACCGAGGGCCTTACCGATCGTGTTTGCATAGCCCTTCAGTAGTCCTTCTGGACTCTCGATGAATTGAACGTGCGCGATCACTACAACATTCGTGTTGAAGGGCTCGCTTGTGAGGAGGGAGATGATGTTATCGACAGCCTGTTGTGCGGTGTGATACCACTGACGAGGGTCTTTGGCAGCGGGGGAAATTCCCTTGGCCCACTCAAAAGCGGCTTTGCCAAGTCCGGTGAGACTGTCCATAACGAAAACAGTCTCCTGTCCCCATTGTGCGGGGATCGAGTCGTCGGTCCACTTGGTTAGGAGTTGTGTTGCTTGCGATAGCGCCTTGGGAACACCGTCCACGATTGGTCCCATTTGAGAGCCCTTGTATTTATCGCGACGAGTTTCATAATCGACGTTCTCGATCTTGTCGGGGCAGCGCTTCTCAATGAAGGCCTTGAGAATGTCGAGGCCATTGTCGAAGTCAAGAATTTTAAGTTTGTAACCGGCTTCAACTAAAGAGACGAGTGAACCAGTCTTTCCAGTCCCTGAATCTCCAAGATATAAAAGTTTGACAATTTTTGAGGAGTGATGTTGTTTGAGCGATGCCACTTGTTTCCCTTTCTATCGACGAGCTAATGGATTCCACTGCTCCCTCTTCTTAAAATCCGCATTCAGGAAGTTCTTCCGCAACTCAGGGCTCTTATTACAGACGTGCCTGAAAGTACAGCCGCCATAGTTCCCGCAAGAGGCTGGGTTCATAGGGAAGAAGTGTTCTTTGGTGTACCGCTGAGCGGTGTCAATTGTATGGAGTATTCCTTCATACCATTCTTCTAATTGCGACTCAGTTCGGAAAGTAAATCCTCTATCAAATCGAGTAAAGCCAACTGCGATTTGTGCTGCGTCGATAATGACGCCTTTAATTGGGTGACTGAGGACTGAACGGCCGGCAAAGGTGTAAAGAGACATTTGTGTGTCTGGGCTGTATTGATCAAAGTAGTAAGGGCTGAGAGTGCTTCCAGTTGTCTTGTTGTCTGTGATGTATGGATCATCTCCATACTTGACAACACGGTCAAGATGTCCTGATAACATGAGTCCGTTGTCAATTTCGAAGGAGAAAGATAATTCGACTGCGGCTTTGCCATTGCTCAACACCATCGTTTGAAGATTGTCGTCCTTGAATTGCTCCAAATACCAGACAATCGAACGGATTAAATTCTCACGAGTTTTCGTGTCATGGGTGCTTAACCAAGGGGCGCCGGTCTTCGGAATAGAGTTTCCAAGATCATCGAGACGATGTTCCCAAGTGTCGATCATGGCTTGATGAACGACCTCAACTGTGGCGTCGTCGTAGGACATGCCTTGGGCGCGAAGTTTATGGTAACGTTCTAAAGCTGAAGCGTAGTGACCGCCGAAAAGAAGATGCGGGGATTTGTGTTTCGGCTCCCAACTTTCGATCATGGAGTATTGGTAATAGCGGGGGCACTTTTCGATCCACGAAAGAGAAGTGCTGTCCCATGCGAATTGGACTCCATCCTTAAAATGAGAGTCCGTCATAGTTCAATCTCCACCTTCACATTCTTTACAATCTCTTGCGCTTTTGCGCTGATCTTTTTCGTGCTTCCGGCTTGTTGGGCGCCGAGATTGAACTGTGCGCGGCGTTCGCGGAAGTAAGCGACGATTTCTTTGGAAACCTCCTCTTTCGTTAGCAAGAGAGGGTCGCGGGAAAAGAGTTCGGAGATGGTGCTCATATTTCGACCTTCACCTTTGATACATCAATCTTCGGTATCCGATCCTCAATGTGCTTTCGGAGGATCGTTCGGAGGGCCATAGAAGCGCCGACATCTGGATACAGTTCCCCAAGTCGGGCGAAATCCCCTTCATAGAGGTTGATTGTGTGTTTCTGGACTGTATCTTTACTCATTGCGTTTCGCCTGCCACTTTTGGTTTTTCGTCACCCACAGTTCGCCGTTTGGGTTAGTGGGAGAGACTATGAACTGGAGTTCTTTGAAC